CTTGTCCATTAGGAATAGCAACAATAGGATTGGCGAGAGTGACATTAGTATCAGTCTCTTCGATCAGGTCGGCAACTACGTCCTCACCAGATCGCATACGCATTAGTTTTACATTCATTTGGTTTCACACCTCATCATTAACTCAGTCAAGAATGCCACCATGTTGATCTCTTGGTCAACAACAAAAGCAGACTTGTACTGATACTCAGAGATGACCAGCACTGCTTCAGGAATTGATTTGGGATCAAAGTGGTTGTAGAGATTGTCATAGATCTTTCTCATAATAGCGATAGGTTCGTTGTCCATATTCTGAGTCACCCACTTCTTCATGTTGGTAAACTCTTTCTTACGAATATATCCGACGAGGTTGGCAATGTTGATATCATTAGAGACACCAAGGATACCTGTATCAATCTTCCCAGAAGAAGAATACCGTTGCAACTCATTGAGTGTGCGACGGAAATCAGGGAAGTGTTTCTGGACTACTTCAGCGACGACCTTAGGTTCGTAGGTTACGCTCTCACTATCTAGAATAGTTTTAACACGAGTGAAGAATGCCCCTGCCATTGATGCTTTCTCCTTACCCTTGAGGGTGAAGTCAACAACAGAGCAACGAGAGTGCAGAGGAGAAATGATCTTATTCTTGTAGTTACAAGTGAAGATGAATCTACAATTCTTTTGAAACTCTTCGATGCAAGCACGAAGAAGCATCTGCACATCAGGTGTAGTGTTGTCTGCCTCATCAATGATGATGACCTTATGCTTAGCAGTGGAGGTCAGAGAGACAGTAGAAGCATAGACCTTTGCCTGATTACGGACGGTATCGAGGAAACGACCTTCGTCAGATCCGTTGATAACCAGACAGTCAGCACCCAACTCTGCACACAGTGCCTTAGCGATGGTAGTCTTACCGACACCAGCAGACCCTGAGAGCAGGAGGTTGGGGATCTCACCTTGGTCCAGAAAACCTTGAAAGATTTCCTTAGTGCTCTCTGGTAGAATACATTCGTCAATAGTTTGAGGACGATACTTTTCTACCCAAAGAAACAAGTTGGACATAATCAGGGTTCGAGTGCGATGAAATAGTTGAGGGAGGAGTTGTTGAGACTGGTGAAGTTAGCAATGTTGCGTCGTGAGATGCATACATGGTAACTACCAGGAAGCAGTTTCAGATTCTCAACCTTGAAACAATAGCAGAAGTTGAGACGCTCTTTGGTAATTTTGCCAGGATCCTCAAAGACAGGTTTCTTCAGTGGCAGTGAGAAGACATTAGAAGTATCATTCTTCTTGTCCTTCACACAGATACTATACTCACCTTCGTATCCATAGATGCAGAGATCTTCCACACCATAGACTTTAGATGCCTGCATCAGTTGCTCAAGGTCCTGCTGTGGCAGGTCGAAATGCAACTCAGGATCGGGAAGATCGGGATTAAACTCAGGGACTTTACCGATGATCTCAGGGTCACTATAGTAGAAGGTGGTCTTACCTTTAGTATCTTCGTCATAGATCACAACCTTCTTGCTGTCAGGGAAGAAGAGAGTGGGACTCTTGAAGAGGGACAGAGCACCGAGGAAGAGAGGCAGATCATAGATTGCCAACTGCTCAGGAAAACCTTCACGCACTTGCGTGGCGGCGATGATATTCTTATTGACCGACATCGTTTCAATAAACTTACCAGGTTCAATAAGGATAGACTTGTTAATAGCACTGAAATTACGCAACACCTCAATGGTTTGCTTGCTCAATTTAACAGTTTGCCTTGCTTCTTGTTGCATAATTACTGGGGGTAAGTTTCGATTTGTTTGGACTGGTCACTGAAGTGAATCAGCAACACTGCATAGTGTAGCACCTTCATAAGGTCACGTCTAGCGGTGCCTTTCTTGTCATAGCGAGAGGCATACTTCAGGATGTTACTCCTGCAGAATGCCTCAGCGTCACCACAAGCATTGATGAGATCAAGGGTTTGGATACCATCAGGACCACTGGAATAGTGTGCCCTGTAGGTATCCGAAATGTAGTCTTGCAACTCCTTGATGATCTCTTCTTCGTTATACTTGTTTGCCATAATAAAACAGAGATTATCTATTAAGAATATCAGAGATTGAGAGGATTGTCAACGGAAACATCAACGTCAGCGTCAATCTTATCATACAACTCGATGAATGATTGCTTAGTCTCATCATCGAAACGGTTGAGGCACACCTTGATTGCCTTCACACGGTCAGAGAAGATGCTGTAAGCACGGATGATGTGGACAAGACGACGAGTGGAGATCACTTCATCGACACCACCATCCTTGAAAGTCTTACGGATGATGTCTGCCCATGCAACCAGATTCTTGATGTAATCATCGTCACAGCACTGCAACTCAGCACAGTAGTTGTTGAGCATCTTGGTCTCAAGGGAGGGAGCAGGATACTCTTGCTCAAAGGTGACAGGGAAACGCTCAAGGAATGCTTCGTTGAGCACGTTGGTGCCAACAAAACGACCGTCATCGCTACCCTTACCCTTGGTGTTAGCAGTAGCAAAGATGTTGAAACCTGCAGCAGGAGTTACCTGACGACCGATCTTCTTCAAGAAGACACCCTTGCCCTCAAGGATAGACTGCAGACAGAGGATCTTGTTAGATGCAAGGTCAATCTCGTCAAGCAACAGGACAGCACCACGCTCAAGTGCTTCGATCACAGGACCGTTGTGCCATACAGTCTCACCATTGACGAGACGGAAACCACCGATGAGGTCATCCTCGTCAGTCTCTACAGTGATGTTGACACGGATCAACTCACGTCCGAGTTGGGCACACGCTTGCTCGACTCCGAGAGTCTTACCGTTTCCAGAAAGTCCAGTAATAAAAGTTGGGTAGAAAATCTTGGATTTAATAATCTTCTTAAGATCTGTAGCGTTGCCAAAGGGTACATAGTTGGCATCCTTAGAAGGGATAAGAGATTCAGTCTGTTTCACGACAGTCTCAAGTTGCTGACGGACTTCCTGCACAGTGAGATTCCACTTGCCGATACCTGCTTTGTGATCCTTGAGGCGCTTCTTGACAGTAGCGAAGGAGCAGTCAAAGTGATCAGCGGCACCAAGCAATTCCTTAGTGCCAACCTCCTCGCCGTGCTTTTGTGTAAGGTAGTCAACGATTTGATCGGTGGTCACAGGGTGTGGTGCGAAAGTCATGTGTTTCTTTGTTGTGTATACATGTATTATACACACGCATGAGGGGAATGGTAGTCCACCCATGACGGTTTTCTATCTGGCACACGCAGGTAGTTGTTTGCTACCCATGGTTTACTTGCCACATAGCGTTGATAGGCGGTGATTGTATCTATATCCTCGTCGTATTTCCATTCGTCAGGCATAGCACGAGCGAAGGGAGTGTGATCGTCAGGACAACCATACTGATAGGTCAGTGCAGCGAGCACCAGTGATGATTGACATGAGTGTGTCTTTCCATATCTATATGTATACTCTTCGCATAGAGAAATACCATGCTGCATCAACCACTGAATGTTATCGTCAGATTCTGCTACCCATTTAGTGCATGGATGATTACGAAATGCACCCTTCTCTGTACGATAAGGAGTCCCATCCTTTTTGAGGACAGGACCGTGGTTGAGATACCATTTGCTGAATACAATAGAGAGCATTTGACAACACTCTAGTGGCATTTTGACGATGTGTTTGTCGGGTAGCATGGTTGCTGACAGGACAGGATCATCGTCTACTGCAAAGATATTCATCTCTTGAAAACTCCTAACTTGATTAGTAGATAGAGTGATAAGGAGGTCCAGAAAATGACCTCCAGTGCAATGTTATTCATGCAATTTGAGAGATAAAGGAGGAAAGAATCCTCTTGTTGTTTGCTTTTGCTTTGAGGGTCTTCTTGAAGGCACGAGTGATCTGTGCCTTGGTTGCATCCTCAACTACGTCAAACTCTACATCATCATTCAACTTGTTACTTTGAATCATAAACAATTCTTGGTAACCCATCATCGGTGCAGAAGTAGACTTATGCTTCTTAAACATAGCAGATACATCAGACTTCTGCTTAGATGTAAAGGAATTGAAATTATTGATGATGTATCCAATTTCACGAGAGTTACCGAGACGGAAACCAGTGAAGTTGCACTGTGGGAAACGACCTTTCATGTAGCGAAGGATTGCTTCAGTCAAATAGTTGCCCCACTTAGGTGGATTGTAGGTGCGACCAGTCTTGCGGCAACGGATTGCCTCACGACCACGCATTGCAGAGCGATGGATGTCACCATCATAAGAAGACTCAACCCAGTGACCAGACCAGTTGCCCTCACCATCAGACAAGATGCTAACGTGACACTTCTCAACACCATGCTTAGCAGTGAATGCAGGAATCAAGGTCTGAAGACAAGCGATTGCTTCATTCAGAGGTGTGCCACCAAGGTGGAGGTGTGGAGGAAGTGCGTCGGGGACAGGACGTGAAAGGAATGGGTTACGGTTACCATAGCGTTGCTCATACATCTGAGTAACACGGAAGAGATCGCGAGCATATTGGTCAAACAGACTGTTATTGAGACTGCTGTTGAGGAATTCAACAAGGTGGAAGTGCTTAGGGATATAGAAGTCACCTACCTTACCTACATGCTCCTCGTAGTCACGAATATCACCGTATGATCCATCATTTACGAAGGCATATACGCTGAATGGGATGCCAGACTTACGGCAGAAGTAGCATAGAGACAACAGTTGCTTGTATGTGTCATTGATAACCTCTGCCATAGATCCTGACCAGTCAAGAAGGAAGATTAGACCATGATTCTTGCCGTCAGGACGGACAGTAACCTTCTTGAAGAGGTCTTCATTGTAAAGATACTGGTGAAGTTTAGCAGTGTCAAGCACACCAGTCTTAGAGATAGACTCGCGAGCATATGCTGCTGCAGATTTCTTCAACTCAAACTCTTTCTGAAGATATGACACTTCACGAGTGCATTCTTTCTTGAAAGCAGCGTAATTTTGGTCACAAACAGTGAAATCAATAGACCTTTCATTAGTGATAGGATTGATATACTCATCCCAATACTTTTGAGACCTTACATTGACAGTCCTAGCATCAATAATGATGTGCTTTAGGTCAACATCAGGGATTTCAACATAAGAAGTCTCGTTATGAGCAAACTCTGTTGCAATGTCCTGCATTGCTTCCTGAAGTGACTGATCAGTCAGTGCTTCTACGCTGTCAGCGTCATAAGAAGGAGTCTCAAGGTCAGCATCTGTCTCTTTTTCTGGTTGAGTTGGTTGCTTTTGCTCTTCCTTCTCTTCGCTCTCTTCTTCCTGACCTTCGTCAGAAATTTCTTCTTTAGGTGACTCCTGCTCTTCGTTACTACCACCAGATTGGTTGTCTACTTCAGGAAGATTATCGATTTTTTGCTGCTCTTTCTGTGCATTTTCAAACTGTTGAATAGCAACAGCAGCATCGATAGCATCTTGGAAAGTTTCTGCCTCACCCACTGCATCACGGAGAGGAATCTCCTCGTCAGTGAAGGGGAAGAAGTGATTTGCACCCAGTTTGTAGTAAAGATTGATGCGGTCAATCAGTTTGAGACTGTCAGCATTGATGTCCTTGACAGAGAAGAAATCATCTTCGTGAAGTTGTTTGTATCCACCGTAGAAATCCTTAGAAATACCTGCAAATTTACGCTTCATCAACTTCTCGATGCGAGCATCTTCAGTTACGTTGACGTAGGACTTTGGGCAAGGTAGGGAGTCAAGACTGTCGTCATTAGGAGTGAAGAGAGCATGACCCACTTCGTGTGCAACCAGAAGGTTGAAAACAATTTCTTTAGCATTCCAGATAGGGAGAGTCAAAACGCGCTTCTGCACATCAAAGGAAGCGGTGCTGACTGCCCTGTGCTCAACAACAAGGTTTTCGGATGCGAGGAGTTTGGCGAGTGTGCCTTTGACTTCTTGTACGGTCATGCGTTTCGTGTGTATACATGTATTATACATGCGTTAGGACCCCATGGTAGGGGGTGTGTGCCACTTTATTGACTGTCATGGGTCATGGTCGAGAAATCACCCACCTTATCAAACTTGACCACAGTATCAAACTTGTCTAGAAGGATGTCCCCCTTGTGACTGATAACAAATAGGTTGGTGCGCTCGTCCATACTCCTCAAAATCTTCATCAATTCGTCTGTAGCAGCAGTATCAAGGGAAGAATCAAATACTTCGTCAAGAATGAGGAGGTTGGTCGATGCAGAGTTTTTCATCTTGGCAATATCACGCCAGCAAAACAGCAAAGATAGGTCAATTTTCTGCTTTTCACCCTCTGAAAACGATGCGTAAGAGAATATATCACGACAACGAGAGAGGATCTTCTCATTGAATTCTTCGTCCAATGTGAAGTTGACAAAGAAGTCCATGGACTGCAGATATTTATTGATTAAACTGTTAAAAATAGGCACAAATTTGCTGATTACCTTACTTTTAATACCAGTGTCACGGAGCAGAGACGATACGATTTTCAGGTTGTCAAACTCTTTGCTGACACCTGCACAACGCTCCATATTTTCAGCGTATTCTCCCTCATATTCCTCTAATTTTTGCCTTTCTGCGTCAATATCTGGGGTCTCTTTGTTGACTTCGGCCATGATATTTTCATTCTCCCTTAGCAGTCGAGAGATCTGCTTGTCAATACTCAGATTATCGCTCTGCAATTCAATAATTGACTGCCCATACCCCTTCAGATCACGCAATTTATCATACAGTTTGCTGACCTGCTCATCAATCTTCTGGTAACCCTCAGTGTATTTTACACGACGTGACTCAGCGTCCACCAGTTGACGCTGTTTGTGGTCTTCTTCAAGGTTTTGTGAGCATGTTGGACACTTATCATGCTTGGAATAAAATTTGTGATCCTTCTCTGCTTTGTTTTTATTCTGCTCAATCTTAGATCGCATGTCACGGAGACTCTCATACTTCTCCTGCACATCTGCAGAGTTAGTTACACTCTCTGCAAGCACACTCATAGAGTGATCATTCTCTTTCTTGCGTGTTTGCAGATTAACAATGCTATCTTCGTTGGTAGTAAACTTTGTTTGCAGTTTTTGGATCATTCCTTCCTGCAATTCTGTCAGTTTATGGATGGATGCACGCTGGTGATTTAGTTTTGTCTCACAGATCTCCATCTCATGCTTACACTCAGTGAATGTATCCTTATTATCCTTGACTCGATCCTTCAGGATCGTATTCATTTTGGAGAAGATCTTGATGTCAAGGAGGTCTTCAACAACTTCTCTTCTGTGCGTAGCAGAAAGCTGCATGAAAGGGACAAAAGTTGAAGAACCAAGAATAACCACTTGAGTGAAAGACTTGTAATTAAATTTGAGTATGCTCTGCTCAAGGTATTTCTGATAGTCTTTCTGTGCAGCGTCTTG